TTTTATAGTTTCCATCGCTGATTTGAAAGGCGATAGGTCTTTAATGTTTGTATGTATTAACCAGTTGTATTGATTCATAATTCTATTTATTTGGTACAGGCGAGTTGAATCGAACAACTAACCTCTGGTTCCACAAACCAGCGCTCTAACCAATTGAGCTACGCCTGCTTAAAATGCTGATTTCAGGTCCCTACGGCCTATCACAATATAAAAATACTGCTACGGACTATCAGGACCTGAAATCAGCACTTGTCTATTTAATAAACAATACATATATCAGGCCGGCATAATTAACAAATAGTAAAGTGGCGTTGGTAACAATCAGTGACCACTCTTTCCACATTATACTTACTATTAGCCAAAATATTCCACCAAATCCTGTGATTAATGGGCCAGCAGGATAGATGTTAACGGCATTTAAACCACAACCAACTATTAATAGTCCTGTGGCAATCCATTTTAAGTAAAAATCTATTTTCATCTTTTGTAAATGGCAAATGTATCAGCGTAAGCCATATGACAAAAAGATGATACTCGTCTATAACCTGGCTTTGATTTGCCTCTATATCTAATTCTTAAACCTTTTACTTTTCTACTAAACTCTTTAAACAAAGGCAAATACTTTATTGGTATACCTTTGGCAATACTACACTCTAAAGGGTGAGATAAGTATTTTTTAGCAATAGCATTACCTGTACTTTTTAAATCATTAAAGTAATCAGTTTTCATTATTTTATCACCGTATTTCATATTATTTCCTCATATCGTTTAAGTTCATTTCATCATAAGATAAAACTTTTTTTAAATGTGTCTTACATAGATCAACAGGTATTATTCCTAATTTACCTATAAGTGATTCACCTTTCTTTGCTATGAATACTTTTTTACACACTGTACATTTACCTTTTGTACCTCTTGTACCTCGTGATCTACGAGCAAGTTCAATTAGTTCTTTATCTGTCATAAGTTTTCTTTTTTTCATAATATCTCCTATCTTAAATACAATGGACCAGTCCATTGAATATTATAATTACCAGTTAATACATTACCTCTTGCTTGATTAAGAGCAGGTGCTCTCCAACCAGCAGCTTTTAATATATCTCCCATTTTAAATCTACTAAAGTCTTTCATAACAATAAAAGCTTTTACACTACCACCGTTTACAACTTTAATAAATTTTTTCATTGTTTTGATTTCAAAACCAGTGGCATATTCTTTCCACATCTTTTCTTTTACTTCTTTATTATCACTAGAACCAAAGTTCCTACCATAATCTTCGGTCATAGCATTGGTCATATTCATAATACCTTCATTTAAGGTTTCTGCTGTCTTATTTACTGTAATCATTACTTTGCCTCCATAGCTTTGTAGTCGTTAATAATTTTATTAATAGCATTTTTCATATTAATATCAATCATGTTTAAAAGTTTTTCATCAACTTCAATAACTTCTTTTATTGTTGACTTCATTTTTCTAATTTTATTATAAGCAACATTTCTTACAATTGAAAGGTTTAAGTTATTCATTTTTAATTCTTGTTCTCTCAATTCGTTATATTTCTCAATATCACTCATTGCTTTTTTAGATAGTATAGTCATTATTTTGCCTCCGAATATAATTGTTGAGAAAATAAACTCATCACATAACTAGCGATACCCACACTAACTGCCGAAGCACCTAGTAAGTATTGATCAGCTTCTATAGCACCAACAGCCATTACCATGGCTAATGTACCAACAATAGCGAATACCATTGTCATATATTCATATATCTTTTTTTTCATAGTGTTTTCCTTTGTTTTTGTTGTCATTACTCGTTTATAATATCAGATAAATACATAAAAGTCAAGCAAAATAAGCAAAAAAATGAAAAAAAACTTAAAAATATCGTTAATTTTAGTGTTTGTTCTGGTTTTGTTCACAACATGTAGTAGAAATATTAAGAATTGTAAAGTAAAACCTAAAGTTGAAGTAGAAATGACGAAAAATAGCGAATCAGACAAGAAATCTCTAGGTTTAGAGAGCACTGAAGCAATTTTTAGGTGTGATTTTTGAGCATAAATATAAAAAAAGCCTAATGGAGTATAAAAATGAGTAAAATGAGATTATATAAGTTTTGGAATGAAGCAGGTGACGAAAAAGAGAAAGAAGAAATGAGTTTGAAGAAGGCAGTTAGGTCTATTCAAGGTGATTTTAAAGATAAAATTATTGGAGTTGAATATATCAGTAAAAAAGGCAAAAAAATTATTGATTCTGTACAAATACCAATTGGAAGAAAAATTAGACAAGCAATAATAGCAGAAAAATTGAAACAAGCAAAAAAAGCAAGGTTAAGTAATGGCTAAATTAGCAAAATCGTTTGTAGGACATGAAAGAATGCCTAAAAAGACTTCACAAGGAAATAGAAAAGGTGTGAAATTGAGTTCTATGAACAAACATAAGAAAAGATCGTTTAAAGTTTACAACTCACAAGGAAAATAATGCCAGCATGTGTTAGATCAGGTTTAGATGTTCATGTAGGACACGCTAGTCCTACTCCCAACCCTTTTCATCAAACGGCATACGCCGGTGGTTCACCAAATGTTAATATTAACAGCGCCGCTTCAATTCGTGTAGGAGATAGTACGTCTTGTGGCGATCCTGCTACTGCTGGTAGTTCTACAGTCAAAGTTAATGGTATACCTATTCATAGAGTAGGCGACTCTACTGGTGGTCATGGTAGTTGGGTGCCTAATGCTGCTTCCACAGGAAGTTCTAACGTTTTTGCTGGATAATCTGTATAAATATTAGCATGCCTAGTTATAGTACAGAAAACTTAACAAATAACAGTAAACGAGCAACAAGAATTTATAAAGACTTGGATTTAGATTTTGGTCGTAATGTTGTAACACATGATGTCAACAAATTGACAGATGTTGAGGCTGTAAAAAGATCAGTTCGTAATTTAATTCAATCTAACCACTTTGAGAGACCTTTTCATCCAGAGTTAGGTGGTAATGTTAGAGCTATGTTGTTTGAACCAATGAATCCTCTAACGGCGCTAAACTTACAAAGAAAAGTTGAAGAAGTTTTATTAAATTTTGAACCAAGGATTAAACTAATACAAATTATAGCAAATCCTGATATAGACAGAAATAGTTATAGATTAACTATAAGTTTTTATGTAGTAGGCGTAGTTCAACCTGTAACAGTAGAAACATTTTTAGAAAGATTAAGATAAAATGGCCAGCAATAAATTAGAAGTATCAGAATTGGATTTTGACGATATAAAGTCAAATCTTAAAACATTTTTACAAAACCAATCAGAGTTCCAAGACTATGACTTTGAAGGTTCAGGTTTTTCCATACTATTAGATTTATTGGCATACAATACTCACTATCTAGGTTTCAATGCTAACATGTTAGCAAACGAAATGTACTTAGACTCAGCTGACATTAGAAAAAACATAGTTTCAATTGCTAAGATGTTAGGTTACACACCAACATCAGCAAAAGCTCCAATCGCTTCAATTAATGTTTTAGTAAACAATGCTTCAGGCTCGTCAATCACTATGGACAAAGGCACAGTGTTTACATCTTCAATTGGTGGAACATCATATCAATTTATAACTAACGCTTCACACACAATCAATCCTTTAGATGGTGTTTATCAGTTTTCAGATATAGATATTTACGAAGGTACTTTAGTAAACTTTAAATATACAGTTGACAGTGGAGATGTTGACCAAAGATTTTTAATTCCTAATAATAATGCCGATACATCTACTTTAAAAATACAAATTCAAAATTCTAGCTCAGACACAACAACTTCTACTTACACATTAGCTTCGGGTCTTATAAGTTTAGATAGTACATCAAAAGCTTACTTCTTACAAGAAGCTGAAGATGGCAAATTTGAAGTTTACTTTGGTGATGGTGTTGTTGGTAAAAAATTAGAAGATGGTAACATTGTAATATTAGAATACATTGTTACAAATAAAACAGAAGGTAACGGCGCTAGTAGTTTTACTTTATCAGGTTCAATAGACACATTTTCAGATGTAACTATAACAGCAGTTTCAAGTGCTCAAGGTGGTTCTGAACCACAAACTAAAGAGTCAATAAGATTTAATGCTCCATTACAATACTCAGCACAAGATAGAGCAGTTACAACAAGTGATTACGAAACAAAAGTATTAGAATTATATCCTAATGCTCAATCAGTATCAGCATGGGGTGGTGAAGATGATGAAACGCCAGTTTATGGTGTTGTAAAAATTGCCATTAAGGCAGCCTCAGGTTCTACATTAACAGACTCTACTAAAACTGATATTGTTACACGATTAAGAAAATTCAATGTTGCTTCAGTAAGACCAGAGATTGTTGATCCAGAAACTACTTCTATTATTATTACATCAACTGTTAAGTATGATCAAAAGTCAACTACTAAAACAGCAACTACTCTTAAATCAGAGGTACTAACGGCGTTGTCTGATTACAATACAAATACTTTACAAAAATTTGATAGTATGTTTAGATATTCAAAAGTTATACAATTAATTGATGACGTTGATAGTTCTATTTTATCAAACATCACGACATTAAAAATTAGAAAAGATTTTACACCAACTATTGATTCATCAACTAGATATGATGTTTACTTTAGAAATAGTTTATACAATCCTCACTCAGGACATAACAGTTCAAGTGGTGGTATTTTAGAGTCAACTGGTTTTAAAGTAGATGGCGATACAACTAACATTTATTTCCTTGATGATGATGGTCAAGGCAATGTAAGAAGATATTATTTTGTAGGTGCTGTTAGAACATATGTAAACAGTACACAAGGCACAATAGATTATTCAACAGGTCAAGTTACAATAAATTCATTAAATGTATCTGTTATAGAAAATATTAGAGGCGCTGCTTCAACAGTGATTGAGTTAACAGTTCAACCAAGTTCAAATGATGTAGTTCCTGTAAGAGATCAAATTTTAGAAATAGACACAGCCAACTCATACATAACAGTTCAAGCAGATACTTTTGTAGGAGGTTCAGCAGACGCTGGTGTAGGTTATACAACAACAAGTAGTTACTAATGGCCACATTTAAAGACAAAATATCAAGTCTTATAAACCAACAAGCTCCCGAGTTTGTATTAGAACAACATCCTAAATTTTTAGAGTTTTTAAAAACGTATTACACGTTTATGGAATCTGCCGAGTTACATGTCACTTCGGTTCAAACAACAGATGGCATATTATTAGAAACAGAAACAGCTCAATCAAACGAATTGATATTAGATGGTTCTCGTTTAGATACAGATAGAACACAATTAGACGCTGGTGATAAAATACTTTTAGAAAGTTCTTCTTTTGGTAAATTTACGAGAGGTGAAACTGTAACAGGTACTACTTCAAAAGCCACAGCAACTGTACTAGCTGAAGACTTGACAAATGGTAAACTATTCATATCAGCACAAAACAAATTCAAAGACGGAGAAATAATTACAGGTAACTCATCCGAGGCTAGTGCCATAATTAATGATTACAAACCTAATCCTGTAAATAACATACAAGAGTTACTAAACTTCCGTGATCCTGATAAAACAATTTCAAACTTTTTAACAAAATTTAGAAATGAATTTTTAAATTCATTACCAGACGGTTTAGATGAACAGGTTGACAAAAGAAAATTAATTAAAAATATTAAGTCTTTATACAGATCAAAAGGTACAAATAGAGGACATGAATTATTTTTTAAACTATTATTTAATTTAGAATCAGAGGTCATTTATCCTAGAGATCAAATGTTAAGAGCTTCTGATGGTCAATGGGATTCTCAATTAATTTTAAGAGCCATACAATCAACTGGTCAATTAACAACAGGCGAAACAGCCGATTTAGTTGGTAGAACAATTACTGGCGAAACTTCGGGTGCCACAGCAGTTATTGAAAATGTATTTAAATTTCAAATAGGTGTAAATACAGTAACAGAATTTATTTTAAATGAAGATACTATTACAGGTACTTTTTCAGTTAGTGAAGTAATAAGAGGTACAACCTCAGATGATGACGATTACTTTATAAAAGCTACTGTTACAGGTATTCCTAAAACAATAACAATAACAAATAGCGGTTCATTATATACTGTTGGAGATGTAGTATCATTAACAGGTGGTGGTGAGGGCGCTCTTGTTAATGTTGAAGGTATTGGTCGTGGCAGTTTACAAAACTTTTTTGTAGATAGTGGTGGTACAGGTTATGAAATAGGAGATGATATTGTATTTAACGATACTGATACAGGTGGTGGTTCAGCGAGAGCAAAAGTTTCTGTTGTAAATGGTGGATTTACTCCTGAAAGTGGAGTAGAAACTGATTCAGAATCACATATTGTTTTAGAAGATGAAACAGTTAGAGGCGACCCTTACACAGGAAATAAAATTGTACAAGAAAGTGGATCAGGCAGTAATGATATTACAGATATTAGAATTATAGACTCTGGTTCAAACTATCAATCTTTACCAATTGTAACAGTTGATGATACAAACGGATCAAATGCTAGTATATTTACTTATGGTGATGAAATAGGAAAAGTTCAATTATTAAACATTGTTGAGTCAGGTGCTGAACATCAATTATCTCCAAGTCCACCTACAATAGCATTAAGATCAAAACTTCTATTATTAAATAGATCAGGAAACTTTGTTGCTGGTGAAACAGTAACAGGTGTTGCTCCAGATTCAACTGTTGAAACAGGTACAGTAATTGATTTAGACACTGATAGAAATATTTTAACTTTATCAGGTGGCAATTTTCAAATAGATTCAACTATAACATCTACAGGTGGTGGTTCAGCAACAGTTAAGATAATGAATCAAGCAACTGCTACAACAACTATTGGTTCTACAACATTTACTTCAGGTTCATTTTTAAATGAAGATGGTCATTTATCAGAAACTACAATGAAGATACAAGATAGTTTATACTATCAGGACTTTTCTTATGTAATTAAAGTTGGTCGTTCTATTAATGACTGGCGAGATAGTTTCAAACAAACAATGCACACTGGTGGTTTTTATTTTACAGGTCAAGTAAACATAACTTCTCGTATTGACGCTCAATTAAGAAGCTTTACAGGTCTTAACTCTAGTGAATCTTACACTCAAATTGCTTCAATACTTAATACACTATTCTCTACTATACTTGGTAGAAGATTAGGAACAACTACAGATGGTACAACTTTAAGAGTAAGTCCAGAGTTAGGTGTTGATCCTGACTTTTCAGACTCAACTCGTTCACTATTAACTGATTCTACTAGAGATGTAACACTAAATCAATCTATTACACTAAAATTACAGAATTTACCTACATTAACTGTTAGAGGTATTAGTCTTAAACATGGTTATGCTCTAGCAGGACCTAGAATGCAAAGTATTAATAGATTTTACAGATTGTATAGTGGTAGTGACCACCCACAAGTGAGTACAGTAGGGGCAACAGGCGATTCGTCAATAACAACTAACATTTCGCCAATGACCATGAGAGATTGGGGCCAATTTAGACTTGGTTTCACTAAAAACACAACATTAGATGGAGAAGTAGCACAGTTTAGAGATTTTTTCACACCTGATC